TTTAGGGGTATTATCATCTAAGATATCTACACGCTTTATAGTTTCTAATAATTTTACATTTGTATTTTTATGATTATTTTGTATATTTATAATATCATTTTCGGAAATATTTAAAGAATTATTTAAATCTGTTAATTTTGTTGTAATTTTATGTATTTCAGGTGTATGATTTATATATTTATTCTCCAAGTCTGTAATTCTACATGTATTTTTTAAAATATCATCTTTTATAGCTGGTAATACTGTTATTTGTTTGAAAAATCTATTTTCTAATGATTTTATTTTTTGTATATTATCTTCTTCTATACCACGAATATCATTAATATTTCTATTTATAGTAGATTCGTTTATAGATATATTATTTTTTATAGTTGTGATTTCGGGTGAATAGTCTATTATTCTATTTTTTATGTCAATAATACTTTTATTAAAATCATCTATATATGTTTCATTTTCCAATTTATAAATTCTATTCTTGAAACCTGATATTTCACTCTGTATATAATCTATCTTTGATGCATTTGTAAATTCTATAATGTTAGACACTGCATTCGGAGATGAACAATTGAGTAAATTCGTTTTTATACCTGTGTCTATAATTTCCTTTGTATCTCTATTATATCCTATAAACGTAGTTTCTTCTACAGTTTTTAAACGTATTGGTGATATATATGTAGAATTAGGTGTAATAGTATTTATGATATTATTACTTGCATTTAATACAATTGAATTTTCACCCTGTGTATTATTAGTATACTGCCCAACTCTAATTTTTGTAGATTTAATATTTAGAAATTGTTGACCCATTTAAGATAGATGTGTATTTTAATTTGCATAAACGATACCAGCCATACCATTTTCAATACGAAGTATATTATAGTTAACCGCGTACACGGGATGATCAATTGTATCAGACTTGCTTATAATTTTAATTGAATTTAATCTACTGAAATTAAGTGTCCCTGATGGCTGAATAGAATTCGTCGATAAGCAAAAACAGTACAAGAAAAAATCAGGGGACGTAACAGCGTTGGTATGGTAATAGTTCGATATATCCATAAAATGAGGGCGTCCAGTTTTAAAATTACTCAAATCTAAACCATTTATTTCAATCTTTATTTTATTGGTTGTTGATGTTAATGCCCCTTCGGTCGTTGTATCCGAAGACGCAATATATTTGACTGGGTGGTTGAACATAAGTTCTTGAACAACTTCTTTTGAAGGAACACTTTTCTGAACTTGTGTAATAAGTAAATCGTGTTTCCTGGATACTAAATTACCTCGTTCTTCATTATCAAGGTAATAATAATTTGAATGAAACTGAAAATTATAGGTAGATACACCTGGCCCCCAATGTATACGTAATTCGACGTTATGGTACTGTAAAGCCACTATGGGTAAAGCATATTGTGGACTTTCACAGAAAAAGAATCGTAGTGGATAAAAATATGATTCACCACTAGTACCTGGATGTACACCTAAAGCCGAATTAGATACATTTTTCGCCATTGTATCTATAGCTATTTTTTCTGTAAAAATAGAATCCTGTGTATCTATTAATTGACCACCAATAAAAAGTTCTACTTTATCAATGAAATTAGACCAATCATTTGTAGATGTTGCTCTATTAGCAGCATCATACACACTAATATAACTGTATCCTAACATATCGCCTGTTCGATCAAAACGAATAGATGACATAGAATTCGCTTTCACATCTCCCTGAATAGTTTGTTCTTCAATAGATTGTGAAAAGTTAGAATGTCGTTTAAACGTTGACGTAAAAAAAGATATTTCTGGTTCTCCCATAATGTGTTCGTCTTGAGCACCAATTGCTATAAGTTGAACAATACCAGATGACATTTATAATAAGAAAAGGTTAAAAATACAAGTGTACAACGCCCTGACATAATTAATGGGCTAAATTTCTTTTTTTGCAAATGAATCTAAATATTAAACAGGTTTCTTGTGAACCCCCTGAATACACTGCCGCGGCTCCTGTTTCCTTTAATACGTCTACAGTTATTCTATCGAGTTTACGAATTGGGTTATAATATTGTTGAATAACTTGGTATTCATTTTTAAAAACGAGTCGAGATGTCCCGTCTGTTACGAGGGTTCCGAAAACACCGTTAATCATATTATCACCACCCGTTTCGAGATCTGTTTTTCCTCTTTGAGAAAAAATAGTTCTTAACTCATCAATTTTAAGATGAATGAAATTACTCGCATCGTGACCATTAATATGGGCCGCCATTAATTGAACCTGGACTATATTTTCAAGTGGTGTTGGGAAGTACGAGGTAAATTTTTGCTTTGAAGAATCATCAACGGTATCAACTATGACTGTATGATACTCGTGTTCGAAATCGGGTAAAGTGGATTGGCTAGTCACTAAAGCCATTTATATATACTGGAGATTTTACTTCATCTTATACCCCGCTTGTTCCCGAACAAGTTTTTGTCCGTCACATACACCACCTTTACTGTCGGAGTAGTAGGCACTACTCAAACATTCTTCGGTCGATGGAACATCGAAAAGCGAACCCGTATTGACGGTTTCTATTTCGACTTCTTTGCCCTGGTACCCACTGGTACTGAACATTGTGAGAACACACAATACTGTGATGATGATGACGATAGCCTTGATCGTATTTCTATTGGTAGCGTTAAGTTTCATTTATAATGAAACAACATTTTTTATAAAGTGCGTTAAAGAGATTAGAATAGTTTCAATATAAAGAGTAATAGTAATAGTAATGGACGGTGAAATTATTCTTGATCGTAAAAATACGAATGTTATGAAACTTGATGATAATGAACAGGCCCTGATGAACGAAATTGAAATTGATGTTCCTCGACGTCAGCCTGTGAAAAAACAAATTTCTCAAATGAAAACACAGTTTACAGCGCCACAACCCCAGGTTTTCCAGGAAGATATTGACTCATTTGCTAACCCAAATAAACAAGCACAACCATCTGTACCTCCACCAGAAGCACCCGTTGATTATCACGAATACGACGATGAACCCGATATGGACTACGGAGGTGGGGGAGGTGGATATATGATGGAAGAAGAGGAAGAAAAACCATCACCAGGGTTTAAGACGGTCGACGAAGAGAAAGCGGATCTCGTGAACAAACTCGGACGTTTGGAAAAAAAGGGGTTTACTGTGAACAAGCGTTTGAATGCTTATTCCCCTGTAGACGAACTTAGAAACGAAGTAAAACGAATAACATATAGTATAGATGTAGACAAATCAGTTAAGTTTTCGAGACGCATGCTTATTGCGTGTACGACAGGCCTTGAGTTTATGAATAAGAAATATAACCCATTCGAGATCCAACTTGACGGGTGGTCTGAAAACGTCATGGAAAACGTCGACGATTACGATGAAGTGTTTGAAGAATTATACGTGAAATATAGATCTAAAATGCACGTCGCCCCAGAAATCAAATTGATTATGATGCTGGGTGGGTCAGCGATGATGTTTCATTTGACGAATAGTATGTTCAAATCGGTCATGCCAAACATGAATGATGTGATTAAACAGAATCCAGGGTTGGTTCAAAACATGATGTCTGCGGTACAAAATACAGTACCAAAATCACAACAAGGTTCCGAACCTTCAAGTGATGGTAAACACGAAATGCAAGGTCCAGGGTTTGATATTTCCAGTCTCATGGGTAACATTATGATGCCACCAACACCGCCCATGAACACGACGAGTATTCCAGCACAAGAACCAATTATCGTAGACGGTGACGAAGATGATGATATTTCTGATATTGCCGAAGCACCAACACCAGGTGATGTCGAAGGAGGGGGTGATGGGGAATTGCGTGAAGTTAAAGTTACCCAGACCAAAGCTAAACGAGGGAAAAAGAAAAAATCAGTCGAAATTAATTTGTAAAATATAGTATATGATAGGGTATTGTCCATTAGACGAAGATCCTATTGAAAGGCCGAGACCTTCACGAGAAGTATCAGTCCCAGTCCAGGAGAAACGTAAAAATTCTACTGGTAGAGGAGAAGATACGGAGTGTAATTATGTTGTTTTGTTCTTTATTGCGGGTGTTATCGCCTTAGCAATCATGGACACGCTCCCATCACGAAAGTAAGTAAACAAAACTTTCTACCATTTTGACATTTTCCAGAATGGTAAAAAAAATTAATTGTTTTCGAGTGCGGTAACACGCGCTAATAGATCGGCGACTTGTGTCTCTAACGTCGAAACTTTCTCTTTTTCAACCTGTAATTGTCTATCAACTTCCTGTAAAGCGGCCGTCGCTATAGTAAATATGTATTCTTTCTTTAGTATATTAAAATTATCAACTTCCTGTCCCATAACAAAAACCTGATTACCTGAAACGACATTTCCGGTATCATCTATCGAACCAATCATATTTGTTAAATCTTCCTTAACGCGAATTGATTTTGCATCTATAACCTCGTCTAATGTAAGTCTTTCAACTTTATCGTATACACTTCTAACATGTATTTTAGATGTTACGTTAGATGTTAATAGATCGGACGTGTTGAAATTCGTAAACGTTATAACATTCGAATCAGATACGTTAGAGAGTTCGTATATATTTGGAATTACATTTTCAGAAATTTTAACTGCTTCAGGAAACACGTTAGAAACTTCCTGTGCAATAAATCCATAAACTGTAGTATCACCTTGTTCGTTAGTATCTATATATGTATACGTTTTTGGTTCTAAGAGACGTAATTTTTCTAAAGCGGATGCGTCGGTAACATCATTTATATTTGTTTTTATTCTCGAATCTGAAGCTTGCCAAGTACCACTATGTGCGACGAAATATCCACTCGTACCTATAGAACCTGATGCACGTATACTAAAATTACCCCAACTGCCCACCGAACTACTGAAATTTACACCACCAGCATTAAAAAAACGTCGTATAGCGCTACTATACGAGTTAACTGTACTCGTCCCATTTACTTCTAGAACAGCACCTGGTGTAGTTGTACCTATACCAACATTACCACTTATACCATCTATCATCATTCTCGAGTTAGACGTACTCGCCCTATACGCGCTACCATTATTATTCGTTGTTTCAACACAAAAGTGTAAATCTGCGCGACTATAACCAACTGCGTCTGCTATTATAGCACACTTTGGTTGGGCAGTTCCACCAGTAACATGTGGCGTACCTAAAAATAAAGCTGCCCGATCTCCTGCATCATCACTGTATGACTGTATGTATACATTAGATTCTCCGGATGATACTCTTCTTTTTACGTGTAGATATGCCTCTGGGGAACCTGTCCCAATACCAAGATGATCGAATATTCGAACATTTCTATTTGTAGTACCCGTTCCTGCACCTACAATATCGAGTGCGCCGTTAGAACCCGAAGTAAACGTACTGTACCCAATTTTACCTGCGTTTGTTTCTTTTCCGGATACACCCGTCCCCCATTCGAACATATTTGTTCCGGATAATGATGATCCACCACCACCACTTACGGTTGTCCAAGACGGTGGAGCCGCCGAACCACCTGATGTAAGTACTTGTCCAGCTGTACCTGAAGACGCAGTAGTACCAACTGTTAAAACACCCGTAAAGTTAACAGTACCGAAAACATCAAGTTTATAACCTTGACTCGTTGTTCCTATACCCAAATTTCCCGACGTATCTAATGTCATTTTTGTAGTCGTTAAATTACCAGCGTTTGAGGACCATTTCAGTTTATTACCATCACTGTTATCTATACCAAATGCCCAACCGGTTTCATTTTCAACATCAAATGATATAAAAGGATCTCCGGCGCTACTACCACCTACTCGAACTGCTATTATAGAATCCTGGTTCGAGTAATTAGCATTATTATACACCAAAAGACCATTAACAAACGGGTTAGCACTACCGGATGATCTTATTTCTAAAGGTGCACCTGGATTTGTTGTTCCTATACCAACCCTACCCGAGCTTATATAAATGTTAGACCCAGACGTTGTCCAAGGACTCGAACCTCCACCTCCACCACCACTTACCGTTGTCCATGACATCACACCCCCACCACTTGATGTAAGTACTTGTCCACTCGATCCATAAGAACCATTTACATGTAAACCACCTGTTAGTTTCATATCACCGTTAACATCAAGGTTATAAGCTGGACTTGTCCTGTTGATACCCAACCTACCATCATTCGTTAGTGTCATTCTTGTATCGTTCCATCTTGTCGTGCTATACCCCCATTTCATTTTATTACTATCGGAAGCATCTACACCATAAGACCAACCAGTGTTATCACTATTAATCATAAACGAAATAAAAGCGTCTTGGTCACTGCTACTCGATCGTATACCTATTGCGGCGGGGTAATAGTAACTTGTCTGTTTTACTAATAAACCATTTTGGGACGGAATCGAAGTATCTGCACATTCTATATGTAAAGGTGCACCTGGACTCGATTCTCCGATACCGACATTACCACTGTTATAATAGGCTTTTCCACTGTTCAATGACCAAACGGATGAGCCACCCCCACCCCCAAACGTTTGTGCGACACCATTAATCCTGAAACTACTACCAGTAGACATATTAATATCACCATCAACATCTAATGTATACGATGGACTTGTTGTTCCTATACCCACGTTCCCGTTATATTTTATTATCATTTTAGAGTCTGATAGTGTTGCATTTAACGTATTATCAGTAGAATTGTCCAAACAAAAGTGTAAATCAGAACGACTAGCACTACCAGCACCATCGGCTATTATAGCTGCTTTAAAACCAGAAGTTGAGCCTTGATTATACGGTGTACCTAAAAGTAGTCTCGCGTTATTGTTTTCATTTCGATTTGTTATGACTAAATCCGCATAACTACCATTGTTTGAAGTCGAACCATCAACTACAGTCAATCTATGTCCCGTACCTATATCATTATCCTCGCCTATTGTTGTATAACCACTCGAATTAATATGGAATCTTTCGGATCCAGCTGTCCTAATAGTAAATTGATCATATGCTGGAAATCCAAAGTATGTATCTGAATCACCATCATGTGTAATATAATCGCCAATTGTAACATTACCCGTGTTATAGATTATGTCTGAACCCGAAATTGTCCAAGGACTTGAACCACCACCACTCACGGTTGTCCATGACATTGCACCCCCACCAGATGATGTGAGTACTTGTCCACTCGTCCCAGCGGAGGGGGAAGGATAACCAACATATAAACCACCTGATACATTCATACTACCGTTAACATCAAGTTTATAACCTGGACTTGTTGTTGCAATACCAACATTACCAGAGCTTCTATAAACGTCTGATCCCGACGTTGTCCAAGGACTCGAACCTCCACCACCCCCAAACGTTTGTGCGACACCATTAATCCTGAAACTACTACCAGTAGACATGTTAATATCACCGTTAACATCAAGTTTATAAGCCGGAGTCGATGTTCCTATACCGACATTACCAAGGTTATAATATGCATTTCCACTGTTCAATGACCAAACGGATGAGCCACCACCACTTACCGTTGTCCAAGACATTGCACCCCCACCACTCGATGTAAGTACTTGTCCAGATGTACCTGTAGACGCACTAGCACCAACTCTTAAACTACCCGTTAAGTTAATATCACCCGTAACGTCTAACGGGTAGTCTGGACTATGAGTACCACCTATACTTAATCTATTTTCAATAAATGCGTCCCCACCAACCGCCATTTTTTCTTGTGGTGATCCCCAATAATACATTTCGCTAGCATTAGGAAATTGGCCAACATAATTGACATGGTTAGCATGAAATTGTGTATCTATATGTGAATTGAAATGTGCCACCATTCCAATGTATACGTTAGTCGCACTATCACCTAAAGGTGAACCAATATAATGGTTTGCACTATAACTAGCTGATGTAAGTGAATAACTACCAAATGAGGATATACTAACATTATTAATCCACACATCGTATGAATTGACACTCGCTACATTCGGTTTAAATGCATAGTATATATGGTACCATTTATCTTTTGTAAAAACAACCCCAGGACTATTTGGTTCCACTGCGCCGCCTCCAAGCAGAAACCTTATATTAGGATTTGTCCCCCCTACTATCTGTAATCTCATCCCGGTATGGCTAGTCGCATGAGGAGTACCGTAACTTACTAGTGTACATCCACCTGCAGACGTATCCGGGTACGAAGAGTGTTCGTTTTCAAGTTTAATCCAAAGTGAACCAGATAAACCATTACTACCTATACTTTTTACTGCGTTACTATCATTATTATGTATATAATCACTTGCGTTCGTAAATTTAATTGCACCTTGAGTTTCGTAGTGTGTTACCATAGTACCACTTTTCACCCCCTTACTATTTATACGCCCGTGTGTATACATATTTGCAGCATTAAATTCACAAAACGTATTCGATATTAATACGTCACCTCGTTTAACGCGACCAGACCTCGTATCGTATAAAATTTGCCATGGCCATTTACGACCTAAAATTCTTTGACCATTTAAGTACCCCGCATTAATACGACGTCTTCCAAATATATCACCTTCTACGTCTAATGACGCTTTTACTTCATCTTGTGTATCGGCTAACGTTTCGACGAGAGGAGTTGATCCAGAATATCGACTGGTATCATACTCAGGATTTATTTTAAAATTTCCAGCTACATTCATTAATAGTGCGCCATTATGATCGTATTCACCATCTGCTAAAGATGAGAAAAACGTATTATTTGAATCCTGATCAACACTAACATGATTGTCTATACGTAACTCGTTCGATTTAAAACGAATCATATCGGGTGCAGCTCCAGTCGTTTTTTTAGACATAATGAGTTCTGAATACCCTTGATGATTAACTTGACCGACTGTACTGTCAAACTGATAAATTCTATTTTCAATCGTTGTATTCTCGTACGTGTTATCAAAGAAAGTACCACCAAACTTTATTTGTTTCTTGAACGTATTTTGTGTTGAACCGTCGTTCGGGCCAACAAGAAAGGTATCGGCTGCACAGTATCCACCAACGAGTGAATTACCATCAAACCCACCCGTCAATTTATAAAAATAAAAACTCGTTTTTGAAGTGCTCAAGAGTGAGTTGCCATGGGCGTAAGCGGCTATAATATCGCCTTTAGATATTGCAATTGAAGCGTAAGTATTATGTCCATCACTACCCAAATTTGTTTGTACTTCCGGTGTTACTTCATAAAACCCGTTACCGTTCCAATCATAAACCATAAGACCGGTCTTATTAATTGTAGGGTCGGGTGTATCATCATATATATCGGGTTCTTTCATTAATAACGCTGCTACACGCTGACCAGTATAATCGATTGCAATCTTCATACCTAATCTATTACCGCTTCTATGACCTACAACACGCCCTTTACCCAATGCCCATTCTGTATCGGTCGTACTATAATTCCACGCATCTAAACGACCAAAATGCGGGGATTGTTGCTGACCCGGGTAACTATACCTTGGTGAACCACCAATAAGACGGGTACCATCGAGTGATATTTTACACGTTGTCCCTAAAGCTGTAAAATCAAATGATTTTTGTGGTACAGAGGTAGCAGAATCTAAGGACATTTCGGTTTGTCCTAGGACAGGTTTTCCATATAGACTTACATTTGATGACCAAGATTTAGTAGATACGTTACTTGTTTTATAACATACGATACACCCTAACATTGCTATATCTTCGATATAATCACTATTACCCCCACTTCGTGTAACGTCAATACCCCCTGTGTATCCATCCATATTTAACGCTCTTAATCTCGGTACACCCGTACCGGGTACACCTATAGCAATGTATTCGGCGTATCCGGATATATCAACGTAGTATCCGAATTGGGGACTCGAGTCAGTTACTCTGTAGAATGCCTGACTTGAAGTTGTGACAGACGGATAGCGTTGAACTTGTGGTTGATAAATACACACGTTATTACCCGTGTTTCCGTCGCAATCAGTATTCGCTTGATTCGCGGTTTTATCGAACGTCTTCGACCACGTCGACCCATTAAATTCGTATATGTATACTTTACCACGTTCTAGACCGGAAGTATCTGTACCTGTACCACCGGTACCCGGTGCGCCTATAACTATATGGTTACCTCGATCCTTCGCAATAGAAACCGACCAACCAAACCGTCTACTCCCACTATCTGGACACGATATTGTATATACTGTCGGTGAAGCATTATTACCACTCGCGTCATGTGTCCATTTTTGCGAACCAGACCCACCTGGACCATGATAAACGTAAACTTTATTTTCGTCCGGTGAACCAACAACAAAACGATCGCCGTCCCATGTACACGCAATTTGGTATCCAAAATTAGTTTGTGACGTTGTTTGTGTATATTTTTGATCCCATGATGACGTAGTTGTGTTCCAATAATATACCCTAAAACTTCTGGTCCCACCGTACCCGTAATAATCACTCGTAAAATAATAAGAATTATCGAACGATAAATCCGATGACGTTGCTTGATACGATGATATCTGTTCAAGTGTCGGGTCACCTGACGATAAAAGCGATGCCATTTAGTATTTGTAAATATTTAATAATTGTATAAATTTGTACAAACACGTATTTTAAAAATTAAATTGATACTTGAGACGCTGGTCTTTCTGCAACGACCTGCGTTTCTTTAACGTTAAGTGAACGAATATTTATCGTATCTGCTATTAATTTTGAACCAGAAGGTAAGGTTAGTTTCTTAGCTATGTAAACCTCATCACTAAAATGCCCGTTACCTCTTACAATAAGAACATCACCCGTACTCGTTTCCTGTATACTTACAACCGTGCCGACTGATAACGTATGAGCTGGTGCCGTATTTGAAATACCGACATTACCCGAGCTTCTATAAGCATTTCCACTTGACTCTGACCAAACACTCGAACCACTACTACTTGGAGTAGCCCACGTTGGAATACCACTAGAAACTGTAAGTACCTGATTTATAGTACCTATACTTAAATTTGAAAGTGTATTCTGACCAGATGCGTATATCAAATCACCCGTTTCAAATGCATCTGTTATACTTGAACTATTACTTATTATAGTTGATTTTTGTAAATTAGTAATTCTTATCGAATTAGCTGTCAAATTCGATTCTAAGTTACCTATTCGTATAACATTAGCTGACAAATTCGATTCCAAATTAGTAATTCGTATAACATTAGCTGCCAAATTCGATTCTAAGTTACCTAGTCTCGTAGAATTACTCGACAAGTCTGTATTTAAAGCAACACCAATGAGTGATGTACCATCACCATATATATTTATCGCGTTTACATTTGAAACAAATATATCACCTTTATCATCACGTGCCACGAGTTGGTTCGATAAATTTGAAACGTTTCCTAAAACTCTAAGATTTGCATCAGTTATACCACTCCATGGACCACCGGTTATAAAATCATCCGTGTATAAATTTGCAGGTGTTGCCGAACCTATATCGGCAACATTTTCCCATGTAGGTGCGTTACCTGTACCATTTGTTTGTAGAAAATACCCAGCCGTCGAAGGTGTGAGTTTCGACAAAGTTGTCGAAGCGCTCGCATATAACATGTCTCCAATGCCATACGATGTTATATTAGTCCCACCTCTATTTACGGGTTGTATTTCACTTTCCAAATCGTCAATTCTTATTACATTGGCACTCAAGTTTGATTCCAAATTACCAATTCTTATTACATTGGCACTCAAGTTTGATTCCAAATTACCAATTCTTATTACATTGGCACTCAAGTTTGATTCCAAATTACCAATTCTTATCACGTTCGATGAAAGATCTGAATTCAAAGCGACACCAGATAACGTAGTACCATCTCCAAAATAATAAGATGCCTCAACGTTACCATGTATGTTTAGTGTAAAATCTTCTCCATCTTTGATCGCTATTTCAGATAAACCAGCGTGACTATCTGTAAACCCGATTGCAAATTCAGATAGCGACTGATCGAACCCAACAAATACATTATCTGTACTACTTGGACGGGCTATCAACATACCTGAATCCACAGATGCAGAAGCATTAGAAAGTTGTAAAATAGGATCTTGTACTATAAGATTTACAGTATCAAGTGTAGTCGTGTTTCCTAATACTGTGAGATTACCATTTATTCTTGTAGTCCCATTTGTGTAAGATATATCCGTTGTTTTTGTTTCAATAGCCCCTATTCTTAATACGTTACTTCCTAAGTCTGTACTTAAAGCGACACCAGACAGTGTTGTACCATCACCATAAAAATTGGATGCAGTAACGTTACCACTGATTAAGACGTTACCACTTGTAGTGAAAGATGTAATTGTGTTTGTAAACTGAATTGTATTAGACGTAGTGTTACCAGTATCCGATGTTTCCTGAAATGAAAACGCGGAACTTACACCAGCTATACCTGTAAGTTTACTCCCGTCACCTATAAAAAACCCAGAGGTTGTTATTATATCACCCGTTGTCGTATTACCATTATCTGTAACATCCTGGAGTGTGGATACAGATCCACCAGAACCTTTATACTTTTGTATATTACGACCAGTATTACAACCCGGCATTCTTACAAATACAAGTGATTATTTTTAGGGTAAAATGAGGCATTTCCCTTTATTGAAATCAGTAGTTTCTTCGGATTTTTGTTTTGGTATTTTAAAACCACCTTGACGATACACTCTGAGACGTTTATTATACATGGCGTGACATATAGACCATTGATCGAACATATCATAAATATGTGGATTGTTCTTTTTACCATGCGTTTCGCGCATAATTCGTCCAATTGATTGTACAATATCAGATTTAGGGGTAGCAAGTATAACCGTATCGAGTGAAGGTATATCGAGACCTTCGTGTGCTTGACTAAACGTTGCAAATATGATTTGTTTTTTACTCGATTCGGTCAAATCTACTTCTTTCATACCACCCATATAGAGTCCCGACGTTTTCTTGAAACTTTGGTGAAGTACCTCACAGTGGTGTCGACGATCACTTAATACGAGAACTTGACGAGTTCCTTTAACAATATTTTTGATAAGGTTTGCTATAACGATATTCCGTCCACGATCTTCTGTAAGTTCGGTAATCATGGTCGCTAATGAAAGTTTACCGAATCGTGTACACGGGGGTGGATCTTGAAACCGTGGACATCTATATTCAATTGGAAACACTTCGACTTGTTCCTGATTTTCACGTTCAATGGCAAAGAATGTTGGTCCCATGAACCAATGTAAAACTTTCGTAAGACCATCTTTACGAGTCGGTGTTGCAGACAAACCAAAAATATGTTTGGGGCATATTTTAAAAAGAGATTGTGAAAATACCTTTGCACATATATGATGTGCTTCGTCAACGATGAGAGTACCAATAGTATCGAAATCATTAAATGAATACTCTTTCAAGGAGAGTGATTGGAGCATAGCAATAACAAAATCACAATCGGTTTCTAATTTGTTTTGTTGTACTACACCTATAGTGGCACCTGGACAAAACTGCCGGATACGTTCTTTCCATTGATTCGCGAGAAACTCTTTGTGTACGACAATCATGGTTCGGTACCCGAGTTTACATGCTATGGCCAAGGATACTGTCGTTTTCCCAAAGCCACAAGGAAGTGAGAGAACGCCGTGCCCAGATTTGAGTGCTGCCGCCAAAGCATCATTTTGATGCGTTTCATCACGAAGTTTTCCATTAAATTTACAAGATATTTTAACTGGCTTAGGACGACGATCTTCTTTTGCTTTACCAAACTTTTCTTCACCGTAAAAACGGGGGACACATAGACCTGTTTTTGTTTTTCTGAATACCTTAAAGGGAGGCGGTGGAAACCCGAACTCTGTATTTACAACGGCACGTACCGTGAGTTCTTTTTTTATTTCTGGTGTCTCACCTGTGAGATATCCTGAGCGCGTGAGTGACATTAACTATTGTACAAATTTAAACTTTATGTATATTAAAGAATAAACTATTTACATATAATATAATAAAAAAATGCCTGTGATGAAATTAGATGAAAATATCAAAACGTTAAATGCGGAAATTGATAAAACTCGCGCAGATATTAACAAAATGAGAACTGAAGCGAATCGTGCGGAGACTGAAATGTATAGAATGGAAGGTAGTTTGAAAATGTTGTTAGCACTTAAGGATAGTGGCTTATCTGAATTAGAATTACCCGAGAAAAAAGAGGAAGAGGGAGAGGAAAAGAAAGACCTACAATAATAAATAAAACCACACCTTTTTATGTATATAATTATCCGATATAGTCCCCCACTTTATCCGGTAATTTAATTTTTAAATTTAATGTATTTTAGTACCCATGAATACCCACTATGATCATGGGCATTCCAAACCCCGTTAAATTGAATTTCAGTGAGAACTGTATCACCTTTTTTAAGTGATTGAACGGGTGTGTCTCCATCAACATTACACATGACCCGTCGGTATCTAAACGGAACTTTTACTTTTAAAACGTTGCCTTCCAATGGGTCGTCTAGTTTTTGGGGAAATAAAATAAGACCCGTTTTATGTTCATGTAATTCTCTGATATAGTCTCTTACTTTATCGGGTAGAGATACCCTAATATATTTTTTTTCATTGTAGTCGTACATGGGTTCATAAACAGTCGTAGTGACCGGTAAAGTCATTCTTTACGTGTATATATTATAATAAGAAACAAAACTATAAGTATGAATACATTATGATAGTTTAACGACTGTACATACGCGGTTATTGGATATTCTAAGTGAATGTTTTGTAAACAAATACAGCTTCTGGTCTTTCTTCGGGGTCACCGTATCCCAATGATTTTAGATACTGATGTACCTCTGAGTCTTCAGAGAAATTGTGTATTTCAATAAGAATTGAAGGTTTATACTTCTTAATAGTTTCAGACGCACCCTTCAAAACCTGTAACTCGTGACCTTCAACATCAATTTTAATAAATGAAGGAACACCCGTATAGATGTCATCTAGTCTTTCACAGTTGACATGTACACCTTCACCTCGAATTTCATCTTGGTGATGAAAACTAGTTCCACCGTAGTTTATTAGTACATTAGATTGACATCCATGAGATGGTATATGAATTTTTGTAAAAGATTTTTCGTCTGAGAGGGCGCACGGAATAACTTGAACCGGGTATCTCAAAGAGTTATTCTTGACATTTAGTTCGACTAATTCATGATACAATGGTTCAAATGATAACACGGGGCCATAATCTGAAAATAATAAAGTGTTATAACCAATATTTGCCCCAATGTCAATGATATCTGTACCAGGTTTATGCAGCATACGTACATCGCGTCGCATAAACCTATCCCATTCATGTCCTTGTGCAATCGTTGGTCCTATATATTCGTCGTCTGAAATCACATATACATTGTAAATTCCATTGTTTACCAGATCGTAACGTAATTCCATATTTATTTTAATATACTATGAAACTTTAAATACTTTTAAAATCCTATCTCGTTAATGATTTTTAAAAATAGTAATACAAATTAATCTTTACGTGTGTAAATAAGTATTAATGACAATATTAAAACAATGAATAAAACATGTGTAATCAAAACTGGTTGTAATGGTTTTCTCGTTTCGAACGTTTCATGACAAAATGATCTTCCGACTTCAATAGCGGCTTCGATACTCGAATAAGGTGTTTTTCTTTCAGACATCATACCACATAAAGCGACTTTCGAAGATTCACCATAAAATGGAACTTGACCATGTAAACTCAAAACCCCTGATGATTGTTCGAATGACCATTTACCATCTTTCCAATATGAACCCCACCCTATACGAATACTCGTTGGTTGTGGTACACTTAACTGTTTGACAACTTCACCTTTTAATGTTTCTGGGTCGGTCGATAAAACTTCATCCGTAAGATTACATATAACACATGAAACTGTTTTTTCATCACTAAGGACTACTGGTTGTAAATTAAACTCAGTTTCCATAGCATATTCTAAATCACTTTTAGGTAAACGAATTTTTTGATCGTAATCTAATAAAATATTAATACACCCATAGGTACTTGGACCAATTTTATTAAGGGTATCTTTACCCCAATTCTCACCCACGAGTTGTAACGCTTTACTATTATCTATACACAAAACGAGAAGACCATCTTTTATTTTTGTTTTGTTTGTAAAAGTAGCTTCGTATCCATCTTTTTCATAATGTACTTTTTCAAGATCTCTACCAAACATAAATGTAACACCTTTATCTACGAGTGCTTTTTGCATTTTGTCGGACATGACCTTACCCGAAACTTTTTGAACGTATTGTTTAGACAGACCTACATGATCAAAACTTTTTACAAATTCAAATGATGACATGGTTTCCCAAACAACTCCATCCATGATTAAAGGTAAAGTTTTGAGTAATTTTTCACCTGATTCAGAAAGTTCACCAAGTGCATCCTTGAGACTTATACCTTTGTACTTTGCAGGTTGTGCTAAAACACGTATCGCAAGTGATGTTAAAGTTAAATAATCTTTAAATTTAAGATACTTGAACGTTGTAGTATACACGCGTGTATCGGCAGATTGAAACATATCATCCCATTCAATACCCATTTCTTCGAATAAACTGTTCGTGTTTACGAATGCATTATCAAACACAATTCTATGTGCGTGTAAATCTCTTTTACTCCCGGATGGTTCCCACCATGATCCACCTGCAGATTCTTTACGATCATATATTGTAACTTCATGGTCTGTGGATCTGAGTATTTCCCATGCGACTGACATACCGGTTGGTCCGGCACCTATTACGTGAACTCGCATTTATATATACACACAAATATTATTTGAAAAAATTTTCATAGTATAATGTAAGATGGCACTATGTGCATTAAAACCTATTTTAATAAAGCCACCATCAAAACATAAAACTAGGACGTGGAAGTTTGCTGGTGAATTTTTGATACGGAAACAATTTCAAAAAGATCAGGTAAAGTTTGGTGCATGGACGAGGGAACAGATTATTGAACTTGGTCCTACGTTTATAAAATTGGGACAGATCGCATCTTCACGCGTTGATTTATATCCTTTGGAATTTACGAGAGAATTAGAATCTTTACAGGATGATGTACCACCAATAGATAGAGACACGATTGTAGACATGATTGAAACACACGTAAATTCGGGTACATTTTCACATTTTGATCACGAACCATTCAAGTCCGCAAGTATAGGACAAGTTCATAAAGCAACTTTACAAAATGGTAAAGAAGTTGTTGTTAAACTTAGACGACCTAAAATATACGAAATAATGAAAAGTGATACTGATAATATTAAACAAATCGTTGCATTCTTAGAAAACGTTGGTATAGATACAGGTACAAATACGGGGTATGTTCTCGATGAATCTATTGATTATTTATTGGCTGAAACTGATTATGAACAGGAAACAAAAAACGCGAAAAAATTTAGGAAATCTCTCAAAAAAATAGATTGGATGAAAATACCTAAAGTACACGAACAATTATGTACACCTGATATGATAGTTATGGAATATGTTCCTTCAGAAAAACTATATGATATATCCGACTCAAAAGTTAATCGAAAAAAAGTATGCGAAGCACTGATAAATTCTTACGTGATACAGACAATGGATAAAGGATTTTTCCACGCAGATCCACACCCAGGTAATTTGGGTTTTTCGAATGATGGTAAACTTGTTTTTTACGATTTTGGTTTGGTTATAGAGATTTCAGATGAAATGCGACAAGGATTTAATGAACTATTTATACATATAATAAATAGGGATACGAAAGGTATTGTTGATGTTCTTATACGGTTAGAAGTAATTTTACCAACAACATCGGATACGAGTGATATAGAGCTGTTTTTTAAAACAACACTTAACTATTTAGAAACACTCGATGGAAAAAACATAAAAAATGAGATACTAAACGATGAAAACCTTCTAAAACTAGCACAAGAGAAACCATTTATTATACCAACGGCTTTTGTATACCTTGCAAAAACGTTTTCAACGATTGAAGGAACGTGTGTAAAACTTGATCCAGATTTTACGTATATAGAATATCTCGAACCTATACTTAGGGAACAGGTTTCTGATGCTATAGATATAGGAAGTATATTTTCAACGGCGACAGAAATGCCAAACCGTGTAAAAAATATAAGTACAGCTCTTCTGAGTATGGAAAAATCACGCGCATCTATGAGACGATCTATGGAAAAAACGCGGCGAGAAATGAGGTACGTACAATACAGTGTTTTATTGGCTGTTTTTGCAGGTAACTTGTTGGAAAATTACAAAGATGTGTCTATATTATTAACATTGTTAAGTCTAGATTTAGCATTTAGGGCTTTTCGTAAAAATCAATAGCGGTCGTTTCTGACGCAGGTGTGACAGAGGTTTTATTATCTTTGAAAAAATCTTTATGTTTTTCAAATAAACTTTTAGTTCTTTCAATTTCATCTTTGGCGATGTCATTTATTTTTTCTTTTATACCGTCAACTTCTCCATCTCTTTGTTTACGAAGTTTTTTACCAAACTTCTTAAATTTCTTTTGTGTGGAAGCAAACGTCGTTGTTACATTCGAAAGTGAAAACATTATATTACTTATATAATACTAACATTTTTTATCGAGACCCAACAGTCGTAACTTTTGTTCAAATTCTCGACGTTCACCTACAGATTCAATTGGTGTACCATTTGCGATAGCTTCAATTTCCGGTCCTGATAACTGGATTGCATTCATTCTAAAATCCATAAATGCTTTCATGGTAATCGGTACCAGTGGTTGTACAAGTTCATAAATAGCCTCGGCGTAATCTCTAATTTCTTTTTGTGCACCGAGTTCCATTCTTAGACGAAGATAATGCATGAGATTATGTAAGTCTATTTTCCAGTAAAATTCAGTATATGTCGATTGGGTAAGTGTACCTCTTGCTTGTTCTCTACACACGCCGTCATCGAGTAGATATTTGTATATTTCATACGAATTATCAAAGTGTTTATTTAACGCATTTTCACGATCAGTGTTAATATCAATTTCACCTTCCGAACCTTGGTGGTTTACCTTTGACTGACCACGTAAAACGTCCGGTTTATAATATTGTTCTGGAACTATGGAATATCGTGCCGAGTATTCATTTACACTTGCCATTCTATGTCGCATGTGTTGACGAGCAATATATATAGGCATTTTGATATGAAACTTAAACTCAACCATTTCGAATGGTGTGTTATGCCAATGACGCATTAAATATCTAATAAGACCCGCATCACCTCTCGATGTCGTCGTACCTTCTCCGTAAGAAACCCGGGCGGCTTGAACAATTGACGTATCAAGATTTTCTCTCGGCATATAATCCACGAGTCTAACGAAACCATGATCGAGTACTTTTTTCTCCATTTATTGTAACTACGGTCATAATCTTTAAGATGTTATCCGAGAGCGATATTCGTAAAAAAATTACCCAACTTCGTAAAAGTGAGGGTAAAATATATGCACCACTCAAGTATTTCAGGGGACTAAGTACACTTAAAAACGTTGAATCGAGGTACAAAAAGATGTTGAAAAAAGACTATACACCTTTCAAAACAGATAAAAAAGTTGAAACGAGAACATCGAGTTATACCTCGAAGTTCCGTAAAAGGTATCCGGGTGTAACAAAACTGAAAGATATATCCAAGGTGACGGGTATACCATTAAAAACTTTAAAAACAGTGTACGATCGTGGATTAGCCGCATGGCGAACTGGACACCGACCAGGTGCGAGTCCACAAGCATGGGCGTATGCGCGCGTGCACAGTTTTGTTGTTAAAGGGAAGACATATTATACGGCTGATAAGAACTTACGTTAAACAAGTTCCTTAACTAAATCGTCTATACTTTTATAGTACCGTTTAAGATCTTTCATAAACCGTTTATTATTTTCGAGAACCTCGAGTTCGGTTTTATTCTTATAAATGTACGCTAAATTTGATTTAGAGTACCGCGTTCGTTTTTGGTTCTCGTTAGGTTTACGAGGAACAAGTTTTTTCGACTTTTTCGAAACGCTTTGTATAGGTTCAATACGTTTCGTGAAACTAATGGCTTGCATGACCGTATCAGCAAGATCATCTTTCTTTTTAGACGCATTGAATATAGGAATCCAGTGTGCATTTACTGTATTATTCCATATGAATTGTTGACACCGCTCAATAGACGCTTTCTTACGTTTCGTATACATAGCTTTACCGGGACCCGCAAAATCGGGTATTTTGAAACGCGCATCATAAATGATCGTTTCGGCTTTAGGGTTACGTATAACGAAATAGGTATGGAGAAAGTGTTCAACCATTTTCATTTTTCTATTTTTATCGGGTTGTTTCTCGATGAGTATCGTGTCTGCTTTTAAGATCCACGGTTTATCATCCAAATGGTCTCTTAAAGAAACAAATAAACCGTCTTTATGTTCAGGAGGTACACCGGACACGTCCCACTGAACAATAAGGTTAGACGTTTCGTCGAGCATACACATGGCTAAATTTCGTATACCGACGTCTATACTTAAAATCATTAGTATAAAGAAAATTATGTTCTTTAAGTTATTTCAAAATAAATAATTCTAAATATATACAGTTCATTTTTTTTTATACTTATACTATAGATATGATAATAGATGGAATACTATTATTGACAATATTTATATTAATATTAGTTACATTTTTTACGTATACATGTACAGGCGGAAAATTTAATACAGAAGATTGGGATAAAGAAAAATGTTTGAAACTACCTGAAGATGATCCCGATCCTAGTCCCGGTCCTAGTCCCAGTCCCGGTCCCAATCCCGTACCCACGTATTTTTATAATTCTAATTCTGGTTCTGGTTCTGGTTCTGGTTCTGGTTCTGGTTCTGGTTCTGGTTCTGGTTCTGGTTCTGGTTCTGGTTCTGGTTCTGGTTCTGGTTCTGGTTC